GATAAACACATAGTCAAGATGCCGATTGAGTATGCTCAATTATTAAGTACTGCTCATCGGGTTCTTGACGGAACAGAATATATTGGTGAAACTAAAACTGGTCGTAGAGCAAAACGATGGCGACTAGACGATGAACGAGAAAATATTTTATATAAAGCATCACACGTTAAACACCCAGATGGTATATGGGTAAGACAGACTTCAGGTAACTATTACAAATTATATTTTTTATACATGTCTGTACTTGCAGAGTTTAAATATAGATATGGAAAGATACATGGTGCAAGTAAACCATCTTTTTTATTACAAAGATGTCCGATGAATATTCCACATGGGCCAGTAACAGAATTACCACAATGTATGCCAGATGATTGTAAAGGTAGTGATGTTATACAAGCGTATAAGGATTACTATATAAATTATAAAAATGAATTTGCAACATGGAAAAATAGGGAGGTGCCATATTGGTATGACAAAGGACTTAAACAATTACGTAGTTGACGATCAACCTAAGATAACAAACTTTGATAAACTATCTAAGGAAGATTTAATTAGAGAGATAAAAAATTTACAAGAGCTAAATCGATATCACCAAGAAACAAATGGTGAGTTAAGAGAAAAGATGGCAACTCTTAGAAAACTAAGAAGAGAAAATACTGAATTAAGAAACTTATTAGAAAAAAAACCTTTAATGTTAACCGAAGATATGGAAGTTAAAGAATAATGCCAACTTATCATATTAGGAATACAGAAACAGATGAGGTGTTTGAAGAATTTTGTACTTACGATGAACTTCAAGAATGGTTGAAAGATAATCCTACTTACAAACAATCCCCTACAACAATTAACATAGTTGGTGGGGTCGGTGATAGAACTAAAACAGATGGTGGAATGAAAGAAGTTATGCAAAAAATAGCTGCTAATCATCCAAGCTCACCACTTGCAGATAAAGTTGGTTCTAACGAATCACATGGAAGACTAAAAGCAAAAACTATATTAAAAAAACGAGGACTTATAAAATGAGGAATGAACTTTTAAAAGCATTTCAATCTCACGCAAAAGGACATATAGATAAACATGTTGCTAACGTGGAAGTGTTATTACAAAAAACAATGGGAATTGCAGAACACCCAGATATTATTGATACAATTGAAAAAGAAGTTAGAATTATTGCTGACTATGATGATCTACTAAGTATGGTTGATAAATACTTTATAAAGGACGATACTAAGAAATATGTCGAAAAATAAAACAGACGTTAGATTAGAGGACATGCTCAAGATTAAACCTATTGGTGAGAACCAAGAGAAGGTTTTTAAAACTTGGGATGAAGGCAAAAACCAATTTGTGTTTGGTGCAGCTGGAACAGGTAAAACATTTGTTCTTATGTACAAAGCATTTCAAGAGGTTCTAGATTTAAAATCGAAGTATGATAAAGTTGTGGTTGTACGTTCACTTATACCAACAAGGGAGATAGGATTCCTACCTGGTGATGAAGAGGACAAATCAGCATTGTATCAGATACCATATAGAAATATGGTACAATTTATGTTTCAACAACCAAACGAACAAGCATTTAATATGTTATATGATAGATTGAACAATCAAGGTTCAATGTATTTTATGTCAACTTCATTTTTAAGAGGATTAACTTTTGATAACTCTATTATTATTGTAGATGAATGTCAAAATTTAAACTTCCATGAATTAGACACTATCATAACTAGAGTTGGTCAAAACTCTAAAATATGTTTTGCTGGTGACTTCTTTCAAAGTGATCTAGTTAAGACTAACGAAAAAAACGGATTACATGATTTTATTAGGATTGTAGAAAATATGAAATCTTTTAATGTTACTGAATATACAATAGCAGATATTGTACGATCTGGTTTCATTAGAGAATACTTAATCGAAAAGACCAAATTAGGTCTAGGCATGGAGCAATAATGGATATAGTAAAACTAAGAGAACAACTAGCAATTGATGAAGGCGTAAAATACGAAATATATAAAGACCACTTAGGTTACCCTACTTGTGGCATAGGACATTTAATCTTAGACTCAGACCCAGAGCATGGTCAAGAAGATGGTACACCAGTATCAGAGGAAAGAGTAAACGAATTATTTGATAAAGATTGTCAAGTAGTATTAGATGAGTGTAAAGTCTTATACGAAGATTTTGATGAACTACCAGAAGAAGTAAAACAAATAGTAGCCAACATGATGTTCAACATGGGAAGACCAAGACTAAGCAAATTCAAAGGTATGAAAGCTGGAGTTGATGCGAGAGATTGGAATAAGGCTGCAGACGAAATGGTAGACTCAGGTTGGTACCGTCAGGTAACTAACAGAGCACAACGATTAGTGGACAGAATGAGGTTGGTAGGCATTGTTTAATCATGTACCTGTGACGTTGGCAGAATTGTCAACAGAAACTATTGATAAGAAAAGATATTATGTAACACCAGATGGTAACAAGTACCCATCTATCACCACAGTATTATCTACACGAAACAAAAAAGGTTTGTTTGAGTGGCGTAAACGGGTGGGTGAAGATGTCGCTAATCACATATCAAGAACAGCTGCGTCAAGAGGTACAAAAGTTCACCAGATGTGTGAGGATTACCTCAATAATAACTTTGATTTAGACAAGCATAAAAAGAATTTTTTACCGTATTGTTTGTTTACACAACTTAGCGAAAAGGTCTTATGCAAGATTGACAACATTCGAGCTCAAGAAATAGCTTTATATTCTGATAAATACAAAGTAGCAGGTAGAGTTGATTGTATTGCTGAATATGATGGTATATTATCAGTAATTGATTTTAAGACATCATCTAAAGAGCGAAAAGAAGAATATAATCAAAACTACTACATTCAAACGGCAGCTTATGCTGAAATGTTTGAAGAAAGAACTGCTCAATCAATCGACCAGATTGTTGTATTGGTCGTGACAGAGGATGGTGTAGTACAAGAGTTTATTAAGAATAAGGCAGAATACATACCTTTAATTGAAGAAGCTTGTACAGACTTCCAAAAGGAAAACGCTAATGAACTTGTTTTTACGGACTTTCACGCTACTAGCTAGTATTTTATTTTTTAGTTTAATTATCGAAGTTGCTATCGCAAAACAAACTGATACGCAACCACAACTAGAACCTAAACTAAAAGATAAAGGTCCATTTGCAACTGAAGACGATGGTCCTTTTATTTTAGACCCAACACCATTCTATGTACAGAAACCATTTTTATGTCAAAGAGGCGATGCGTTTATTGCCATATTAGAATCAAGAAAAGAATATAGAGCATTTATAGGTCAAGGACAACTTGTAAACCCAGATGGTACTAAATTAAAAGTATGGATATTTACTGCTGTTAATTTTGATACTGGTACATTTACTATATTTGAATGGCATAAGACAGGTGACATAGCTTGTATTCTTGCAATAGGACAAGGATTTGAAATACTTGAATCAGATGGTGCGTTTAAAGAAACTGTACATGTAAGAAAGCTCTTGACAATTAAATAATAACCTGATATAAATATATATGAATTCGGTGATGCTTTGTAGAAAAGCAGTAAGGACTAGGGTGCGATACCCTACACCTCCACCAGAACCTAGATAACTTCGACTTAGGGGGTGAAATAGGTTTCGACTACTGACGAGTATCTTTGCTGAGGATTCACAACCATAAGTGCAAACACTAATTTTGCAATGGCAGCTTAAACCTAGCGGTTAATTCTGTCGGGGTTGGCAAGTACCTAGCAACAGAAACTTGCCGCTTAATAATAAGGAATGATTATGATAGGTATAAACGAAACTTTTCCAGCATTTGAAATGACAGGTGTTGATAAAAACAACGAATTAATTAAAATAAACTCAGCAGATTACTCAGACAAATGGTCTGTATTCTTTTTTTATCCTAAAGATTTTACTTTCATATGTCCAACTGAAATTTTTGCAATGGATAAGATATCAGAAAAAGGTTATAATGTATTAGGATTTTCAGGTGACAATGAGTATTGCAAATTAAATTGGAAACAAACAAATAGTTTAATTAAGGATATACATTATCCATTAGTAGCAGACACAGGTCTTTTACTTGCAGAAAAACTAGGTATCGTAGATTGGAATGAAGGTGTTGCATTAAGAGCTACTTTTATTGTAGATCAACATAACAAAGTCAGACACATATCAGCAAATGATTTAGATACTGGCAGAAACGTTGATGAAATACTAAGAACATTGGAAGCATTACAAGCAGGCGGTAAAACTGGTTGTGAATGGCAACCAGGGGATGCATTATTATAATGGATTTTAAAAAACTTACACCAAAGAAATTCTCATTAGAAATAGAAAAGATATCTAGTGAAAAAAATTTAAATCATCTAGACTCCGTATTGTTATATTGTGATAAAAACAAAATGGAAATAGAGACGGTGAAAAAGTTAATTACAAAAGCATTGAAACAAAAGATAGAGGCTAACGCATCGACACTAAAACTACTTAAAACAGATGAAAGTGGTGTTGGTAAGTTACCAATATAATGGATGCAGCTGATGTATATCTAACATATTGTGCAATCAAAGCTCACTTTTCTAAAAACACTTATGACTACCATAAGTTTGCTGGTAAGACAAAGATCAAGAGAGATAGTTTTTACAAAAGAAAAGATAGATTCTTTTTTGCAAGATTAGCTAGAAAATACAAAACTAAAAAAGAAATAGAAGATTACCTTGTTGCAAACTTTATAACTGTTAAAGGTGGATGGGTTGGAAAGTATGAAGATCACTATTATGCTGATTGGAAGAAGAGAACGGAATCTCTTACATATACTTTCAAGAACGATATAGAACCATATGCTGATCGATTTAACGAGTTATTTGAATGGAAAGATACACATCCTTTATTATTAAGAGAGTATCTAGGTAAAAGAGTTTCATTGGAAACAATGATTATATTGGACGAGTTGGTTCAATATCAAGACAATTGGCAAGAAGACTTAATATGGACAGACATAAAAAAACTTATGAATAGTTATAAAAAGTTCTTGACAATTGATACAAAAAGGTGTAAGATAGCACTTATAAATTGTATAAATAGTTATACAAATTAACATACGATAACATACGTTTACATAAGGAGACAGAAAATGTCATTAGATAACATACGTAAAAATAATTCTTTAGATAAATTGCTTGGTGCAGTTACTAAAGAAAATCAACCACAAGAGAAAAAATCATACACAGACGAGAGACTATGGAAACCAGAGTTAGATAAATCTGGCAACGGTTATGCTGTGCTTCGTTTTTTACCAGCAGTTCATGGCGAAGAACTACCATGGGCAAAGGTTTACTCTCATGCGTTTCAAGGACCAACTGGTCAATGGTACATAGAGAACTCTCTAACTACTGTTAATCAGAAAGACCCCGTATCAGAATATAATACGGCTCTTTGGAATACAGGTGCTGAGTCTGATAAAGAAATTGCTAGAAAACAAAAGAGAAAGTTACAATACTACTCTAACGTTTATGTAGTAACAGACCCTAAACACCCAGAGAATGAAGGTAAGGTTTTCTTATTCAGATATGGTAAGAAAATTTATGATAAACTCTTGGCTGCGATGCAACCAGAATTTCAAGACGAACAACCAACAAATCCATTTGACCCGTTCAGTGGTGCTAACTTCAAATTGAAGATTAGAAAGGTTGCTGGTTTTTGGAACTATGATACATCTGATTTTGAAGCATCTTCTAAACTATTTGAAGATGAGGCAAAAATCGAAGCAGTATGTCAAAAAGCATATCCTCTTAAAGAGTTTACTGGTGCAGATAACTTTAAATCATATGACGAACTAAAAACTAGACTCGACATTGTTTTAAGTGGAAAAACTGTGGTCGGTAATGTCGCAGAGACTATTGCAGAATCACCTGTTGAAACAAAGACGGAAACCAAAGAAACGAAGTCAGAAGCAACAGACGATACTCTGTCATACTTTGAGAAACTTGCAAACGCATAGGAAAATCAACAAAAATCAAGGGCATTTTTGCCCTTGACAATCAGACCAAATATGTGTATTATAGACTTTAATAACAACAACATAAAAGGATATAAAACATATGTTTAAATTCTTACAAAAAGTCAAAGGAGACTATATCATGGGAAGACAAGCACTTTCAAAAACGGCGAAGATCAGAAACCTTTTCTCAAAAGGACAAGATGTAACTTGGAAATCACTAAGGAACACTTTTGATCTAAAATCTCCAGCTGCAATGGTTGGAAAATTAAGAAACGAAGGTATGATGATTTATGAAAATAGAACATCAAAAGGCGTTTCATACAGAGTTGGTACACCATCTAAAGCGATTATCGCTGCAGGTATCAACAAAGTATTTGGTAAGCAAGTTGCTTACTCAGCATAATACATAAGTTTATACTTATAGAGAAAGGGCGCTTCGGCGCCCTTTTTTGTATGCCCCTTTAGCTCATCTGGTAGAGCAACTGATTTGTAATCAGTAGGTGGTTGGTTCGACTCCAGCAAGGGGCACCATAAATAATATCATGCAAATAGAGTCAAAAGAAAAATATCCCTTTGGTGTTCATAATTATTATGACGATGCTATGTCAGAAACAATACAACGTCATACGGGTCAAGAAGTACCTTTACATATAGACTTAGAACTTACTACACTAGAGAAGGTTGGAGTTATTCGTGATGAATATAATCCACAAATGACAGATTGGTATATGCACAAAGAAAGTGTTTCATATGCTTGGGTTGCAGAAAGAGCTTGTAAACTTGCTGAAGAAATTAGTAAGAAATTAGCAAAAACAAAATTTGAGTGTCATGAGAGTTGGGGTGTTCACTATAAAGAAACAAACAATGCTAGTCCACATAGTCATTGGTTATATCAATATGCATTTGGTTATTATATAAAGGTACCAGAGTATGCACCAATAGTTTTTCCTAACGCAGATTTCGAATACAATCCTAAACCTGGTGATCTAATTGTATTTCCTGGTCATGTAACACATGAAGTTAAACCAGTAGATGGTGAAAGAATAATGATTGCAGGTAATCTTAGAAATACATTTTGGGATGCAGAAAGAAATCTACAAAACTCTTCGATAAAGGATGTAATTAAATATTCTTAGTTTGCAGTTTGACCATACAATGGGTGCATAGGACCAGTAATAGGTAAAATCCTATTAGAACTACCTTGAGATACAGCAGACTTAACTGAATTATCAACATTGTTTTGTATAACTGTATTATTACTAGCAGCTGCAGTTTTTAATTCAGCATTTTCTTTTTCAAGATTTTTCATCGCTGCAAGCTTTTCAGC